TTGCTTTTGGGAGCCTCGACGGATTGGACGATGACGGGCAAGCTACCTGGATATTGCATCGAAAGATTCCACGCTAGATCCTTTCCCGCCTGCGTCCTCATCTCAGGTGCATCGATGCCGTAAAGCCTCATTCGCTGATGCGTAAAAGTGTTGAATCCAAGATCGATCATCAGGTCGAACGTGTCACCGTCAACCACCTCGACAATTTTTGCTTGGTAAATGTGGATTCGACTCATAGCTTAAAAGTCCTCGTAAAACGGGTTTGCGTTAATGTAGGCCAGCACGTTAGCAGCGTGTTTTTTGCCTTCGTTGTCGCTGATTGTTTCGTCCTCGAAAACGTAGCTGCTTCGGTCTCCGTCGCGTGATTGGACAACGGTTGCCTTGCTGTGCGTGTCCTCCTGTCCGTTCTTGCGAGTCTCCTCAATGTCGATCGCCCGCTTGTCAGCAGTCCAATCGACGATTGCGTATTTAATTTCGTCTACCTCGAACAAATATACTAGGTACGCTTGATATGCTTCGTATGCTTCGCTCATAGTCCCTCCCCTTCCTCGACCTCTCGGTCAATCTCGATGAGTGCGAAACCGTGCTTTTTAGTATTGTCTATTGCTTCGTCTTTCAAAAAGTAAACAGTAATTCCGCCGTTAGGCCAAACCATCAGCCACTTTAGCACCCGCACCTTCTTTTTTGGTGGAGGTGCAAGGTTGTGAGGATGGTTCAACTCGCAGTACATTCTGCGCCCGCTGTCGTCCCATCCTGCCGACTCCCAGACTCCAAGATGCTTTACCCGCCCGGTGTATCGGAACTCGTTCTGCCCCTCATTGATCGCATCAATGAAAGCCTCTTCGCCGTTGGCCAGCTTAACCGGCCCGACTTGCCATTTACTCATTGTTTTTCTCCCTTTCTGCATTTCCAATTGCCCTCCATTCTCCACGCGTCATCTTGCTTTGTTCAATCGTCAAGATTTCGCAATTTTCTTCGTCTTCAGTTCCGAGCCTATCGAACAAGGCATCTAGAACCTCGTGCGCGAACTCAATCGCTTCGTCCGAATTGTCGAAAACAATTCGAGTATCCCTACCTTCATTGTCCGGTCTAACGCACCAGACCTGCATCTGCAAATTTTCATCACTCAAGACCCACCGCCTTTCGATATTTAGATTTAATCAGTTCGGTTACTTCGCCGAACCTTAATTTCGTTTCGTGGTAAGCCTGCCGGATCGCCTCGTTATCAGGCAATCCAGCGTCGGCAATTTTGATGCAAACACGCTCTGCGAACCATTCGTTAATCGCGTAATCATCCATTATTCCAACTCAAAGCCTTGCTTTGTAACCTTGATGCCCTGACCACCTGGTAGCCTGTAAAAGCAACCCTCCATTAGCATCATGCACCGGCAATGTTCTACTTGCCTAATCGCTGGCCACTTGTCGCGGTTGGCTGATTCGACCCTGCATTCATCGATGATAACCCAGTCTTTCGCACCGATCGACCAAAACGCATCGCTCGCGATCCGATCCTCGTTGTCGTTGAGCAATCGCCATCCGGTTGGGATGTTTTCGAGGGAGCGTGAGCCATGCGGAGCTTTCGAAGATTTCGATTGTTGCTCTTGTGTTGAATAACTTCTACTTGCGTATTTCAGATATCGATAATGCCTGCCGCCCTTCAAAGCTTCAACATCTTGTCGCCCATCTAAAATAAACGCTATAACATGACCATCAATACTGCATGACGATCCAACAATTTGCCGACAAGCGTGTTCGAAATTTGCGCTGTTAAAAGTTCCGTCGCCCCTGCCAAATTCCTCGCAAGCCATTTGCATTGCAATTGCGACTAACTCGGAAGATTCATTCGGGATTTCCAGATTGTTAACCGGCTCGATGCGTCGGCGATACCAAACTTTTGGATGACGAACAGGCAAAAAATTAGGTTTAAGTTCAACCCACCGCTTGTTGATCTTGCAGTAAGCGCAATCACCGAAAATAGGTAGCTCATCGGAAAACGGATCAAGCAACCTGTACCCTTCGCCGGGATCAGGCTTGTCGAGCCACCATTGTGGCGGATCGTAGACTTGGCAAAATCGCCAAAACGCACCTGATGATGCCGCCCATTGAATAGAATCTGATTTGTCTATTTTGCTCCACCCCGAAAGAAATCCTGGTTTCCATTCCTGATCTATCCTATCCCGAAACCTAGCCTCAACCGCCTCACGATTCATCACCCGTGCAACATCACCATGTTTTGCATCCCGCCAAAATTGTTCAATCTTTTGTTCGCTCTTCTCAGTCATGTTTGACTCTCCTGGTAAACTACTTATATCTGATGAAATAAAAACTATGAGTGCTAACGGTGCAACAAAAATCAACGTGCACGCCACAACGCATGGCAACATGCAGTAAAGAAACTCAATCATTAAATAGTGCTCCCTTATCGGCGGTCGCATCTCTCCAAAATTGCTCGATCTTTTGTTCAGTCATGTTTGACTCTCCTGTTAAATTACCTGTGTCGAATAAATTCAAAAATCGCAATCAATAGGTATGCCCCAAAAAACAACGTGCAAACAGTCACCATTGGCATGATGCGATAAACAAACTCGCCCATTGCTTTACCTCACTGATATTCCCAATTCGGTTGACGATCCGTAATCCGGTCAAACCACGCTGTTTGAGCCTTTAGGTCGTCTAGTTCTTGTAGCAATGATTCAACGCCACCGAGTTGCATTTCGGTCACTTCTTTTGCCTGCCTATAAATCCTCGATGCTTCACGATACTGATCGGCTGCCTCGATCAATCGCCGTAGATGAAATCTGATCCCGCAGAAAGCACCTACGAGGACGCAAAATGCACCCAAGCAAGTTACCGCATAGAGGATCGAAACCAACCCGATTTCACCAATAAAAGTAGTCATGCTTTTTTCTGCGCGCTGGCAACGTTGCCACCTAGAACCCGAACTCGATCGGTAGCCAAATGCGAACAACCCAAAGAAAACCTTTGTAATTTCCCTTTCGGAACATGTACGCACCTTCGGGCACTGTGTCGCTAACCTTGTACAAACCGAGCCTGAAGATATACCACCCCGCAGCGTAAATACGGTCGCTTTTGAAACTCAACTGAAACACCCAACGACCAAGGCAGGCTTTTGCGCTCGGAACGTTCTGCCAATTTTTGACGTATCGGATCACTAGTTTCTTTCCTTCCCGCTGGCAACGTTGCCAGTCAAACCGTACACAAATGAACCATCTTCCAACGATTCCTCACGCTCAACAAACCCACAAGCCTCAAGCGTTGCTAAGTCACGAGCGACCGTTCGAGAGCTGCATTCGATTCCAGACTTCCGAAGGTGCTCATAGGCCTGCATGATCGTCGAGTTACCATTGAGCCTCAAACGCTCTAGGATCATCAAGACACGCGCTAGCTGCTTGCTGAATCGCTCTCGCTTGCTAGACATGCACTGCCTCCGAGTAGTACGCCAACTGCTGACCGATCCCCATTCCTGCAACCGGCTTGATGACTTCTGCGCCGAACATTTCCAGGATCTTGTCCAGCGGCTCGATGTACTTCGACCCGGCATGAAGTTCGATTGCAACTTCTTTCAGGTCTCGGACATTGTGATCGTAATACAAAGCATCGATCAACTGATTGACTACCGTTACATGCCACGCAGCAACGTCGATCGGTGCCAAGTCATCCATGGTCTTATCGTATGGTCGTAGCGGCGTTGTTGGATTTACCAATCCAGATTTAGCCGAAGCGATGAACCAAACCAAGCCCCTCGATTCAACGTGGGCTCGACGCTTCTTAAACAGGTCGGAGGTATAAAGATCCTGGGCCTCAATCCAAGCATCTCCGTGTTGACCTATTCGCTTGACTTCAGCCTTGATCTTGGAGCACCCTACGATTGCAAAAAGTTTACGACTGCTCATTGCCCGCCTACCTTTTCTGCGCATGGCTCGCAACAGGGCAAGCCGTCAGGAATGCAAATCACAGCACAACCGCAGTGCGCGCATCGAGACAAATCGAATCCAGACCTAGCTAGCAATAAGTCGAAAGCAATGGAGTAATTTTTTGTGGATTCCAACACCTGCTGAGACAGGCTTGCACAATGCTTTAGCGCAATCTCCAACGCCGCGACCGTTCGATCGCCAACCTTCTTGCGGACTTGCTCTAGCTCATCGCGACGGGGAACAACCTGCGTCCATCCGTTTTCTCCGAGCGGTAATTCCGCTGGCAAATCCACGCCGTAGATCGGCCCTTTGTTTTGTAGGCTCATTCTTCCACCCTCAATCCAAACATAGCCCCATGCTCATATCGAATAGCAAGCACGAAGCAACAACAAGAAAAGGAAAAACACAAACGCAACTAGGAAATCGAAAGCGAAAGATTTATCACTCATCGATTCGCACTCCAAACGGGGTTCCGTCGTCCAAAAATACATGACCTCGATCAAGCATCTCTTTCCAATCGCTGTAAATATCTCCCAGCCAAACGCCGGAATCGCTGCAAGAAGTGGCAGTTGTAAAACCAGGAACCTTCTTTCCATCGTTGCCAACTCTTGAAATCTTCCGGTCTGCGTGAGGTAGAAATTCCTCCGCATTGGCAACCGGTCGATACTTCGCGGGCTTCTCGATCTTGCGGATGATGTCGTATTTGATCGCTGACGAAACGTCGCTTGTCCATTGGCAAATCTTGCCATATCCATCAAGATACCAATCGCCCTTAATAGGCCGTCGTATAGCCACCAACTCCCACCCATCGGGCACACCTGGCACACCTCGAAAACCTTGTTCACTGCTCATCTTTTTGCATCCTAAGTAAAAAGCCAAATCACAAAAAACGCCGTTGCAAGAAACACAATCAGAAGATCCATCACACCCTCACGACATAACCGGCAAACGCCCAATCCCCCAAAGGACTGTACTGGCTTGCCGACACTCGAAACGAACCGCGAACCCCGATAAGACGAAGCGCCCTACGCCCAAGCTCGATCGCCTGCTGTTCGCTGGAAGCTCGTACCCAGGAATGGCCTAGGATCTTGTCGCGATGCTTGCCTGTGTAGGCTGTGACTTTCCATTGGTTCATCAGTATCGCCTGCCCTCTCTGAACTGCTCGGCATGGAATCGAACCATCGGATTCGATGCCGACCAGCTTGGTTTCTTCGGTCTCCAAGGCCCGTCGGGATCATGTCCGATTCGAAAGTGATGCTCCCTGCAAAGGGTGATCAGGTTCGACTCGGCAAGCTCCAGTTCTGGCCTCACATGGAACGGTTCCACGTGATGTACATTCAATGCCGCCGAGGTTCCGCATGCTTCACATACGGGGTGCTTTTTGACGAAATTGTTTCGCACCTCTGTCCAGCGGCTCGACCTGTCGCCTTCGGAGATATTCCAGTCGATCGACTCGTCAAGCTGATCCTTCGGCTCGCTCGGTATCCGTGGCAACGTTGCCAGCCACACAAAGGCAACCGCAGCCAAAATCCCAATCAGAACCAACCAGCTAGATATTTTCATCATTGCTTTTTTCTATCGGAACCTCAAACAACAGGTGCTCGCCTTGTTGACGCATCACGCTACCGGGATACGCCTTGCAGATTGCTTCGCCTATCACTCCAAGCACTGCAACGCTGACCGGCAATCGAATCGCAACAAGCAACCGGTATTCGGATCCCTGGCTCATGCCTTCACCTTTGGCCTGTAGAACGTCCAGCCTTCGCGCTGCTGATGTCCACGCAAAACTGCATCTTTCACCGTCATGCCCACCGTGAAGTTGCATCGATGGAATTTACCGTCTCGCGTGCTATCGAATAAGTCACCAGCTTGCACGATATCTCGATCGCACAGAAGGTCTAAGCCTGATTTCGGTTGATTGTTGAGAACCTCAACAACCGTCATATTCCAAAAACCTTTTTCTAACCAACCCCGTAAGTGCTCTATAGGGCTAGCTTGTTCCGGCTGAGGCTTCTTCTGGTCATAGACTTGGCAAATCATCCAAGACCTATTGTCGTCATCTACCCACCTATATTTTCCATTCCTCAGTTCAACCCCTGCGAGAAACTGCTTGCGCTTACGCTGGCCCTTTGAGCGATTCCAATCTTGATAGTCAAAGTCCCTGAACCTAGCTTCGACCTTCTCACCGCGCATAAATCGATTGAAATCTTTTTCCGTTGGATCCCGATAATCGGAATCGAGTTCTTTTAGTTCCTCTGCTGCTTCCTGCTCGACGAGCTTGCAGTCTCTTTCATTGGCCCAAAAAGGCGTACCTTGTGGCCCTTTCATTAGAACAGCACCACAAGGACTATCACCAGCAACTTCACACAACACCCAAGCCTTATCGCCCTTTTTCATCTTTCAACCTCCAAACTAATTTCCCGTCCTCGACCGATAATTGACCGAGGCCCCAATCGTACTTGTAAAGCTCGACAACGCGCCGAAGCGATTCAACCAAATCATCGTACTCGACCGCTGGGTGCAATCTTCCGATACCGCATAGCGTCTCGTTAAAGGCACATAGCACCCGACCGTCGATGAACTGTTCCATAGCACAACGCCACTCGCCGAGCGTGTGCACAAAGTAAATCGTAAATACTGCTCGATTCATTGTTGATACTCGAAAAGATATCCGTCCCCGTTCTCGTCCCAATCATCGATAGTCTCGACGCACTCAAACCCGCAGGCCCTGAAGAATACCTGGGCCTGAACGTTGTATTCGCTGACCGTCGTGAAGATCCTAGATCGCTTCTGGAACTCCATTTTCGACCGCAAGGCATCAAGCAAGGCCCGACCGAGCCCCTGGAATTGGAACATCGGATCGATGACCAAGTGATGCAAGTCGATCGCATTTTTTTCCAGAGCGTAGATCATGTAGCCTTGGACCTGATCGCCACGCTCGATGACCATTCCGACAAAGTTCCTCGTGCGAAGCATCTTCACGATGTCCTCTTCGAGTAGCTGATAGCTCGACTCGATGTTGATCTCGTTGATCGCTGGCATATCGCGACGGATCAACCAGCGGATATTCAATTCGGGTTCTGCCTTCTTAGCGCCCATAGATTGCCTCAGGTAGCTCATAGTTGATCGATCCTCGTTAGCTTACAGGGAAGATTTTCGCTTCGAGGTTCTTGATTGCAACCTCGATCGCAAAAGCCTCGTCGAGCAGGTCTTCGGTCTGCTTCGATGCCAGGGAATCGCACAAGTCGAACGCCCCCTCTTTGAGCATCTTAAAGGCTACCGAAAGGCGTTCCTTATTCGCCTCGATCGATGCTTGCACGCCTTCGACGATTTCCGCAGCGACCTCGAACTGCTGGCCTTGGAACTCGATCGACGTTGCACCTAAATGCAAAAGCGTATCGATCGTTTCGCCTTCTAGCGGTTCTACCTGATCGTCCGATTCATCGCCTGCCCATGCTTCGACAGCCTTCGCAAACGGGTCTTGCGCTGGCAACGTTTCCACCTTTGAGGCCTGTTCGACCTTCGCCAAAACAGCCTCGACGCGATCGTTTGCAGCCTCCGAACCCATGACCCGAAACGGATCCTCTGCTGGCAACGTTGCCACCTTCGACGCTTCAAGCTCTGCTTTTTGACGTTCGATTTGCTCCTGCTGTCGGTCTAGCTCGACCTGGGCCTCAACCGTTGGCTGCAATTCGCTCATACCCGTTCCCATCCTCTGTAAAATGCCTGCTGTTCTTCGTACCTAGTCTGCATGATCGACTCTGACCGATGCTCGATCGCCTCGGAGACTTGCTCCTGTGCACTGCCCAAGGTTTCGCGTCGGCGTTCCTGGAACCAGTCTGGCCCGAAGGTGCCAAACGTCCCGTCCCCCTCAAGAACTATCTCGAAGGTTTCGCCCTCGTGCTGTGCTGTCCAAATCCCGTTGTTCTCTACCCAGTCCAATTCGATCATGCTTTGATCCTCCAAACAGATAATGCCACCGGGTCGAAACGTGCCCACGTTGGCACATTATTTTTGACGCAATTCGACGCAATTTGGCGCAATCAGGCAGGCCAGAAATTTACGGCCGTAATTCACTCCGACCAATGAAAACATTGGGTTTTTAGAAAACGCCCTGGCAACGTTGCCAGCGACAGAAAAACGCAATGCTATTTTTTTATGATCCGGGAACGACCGATACACAAGAAAGATCGAAGGTAGATTCGCCGGGCTAGCTGTGCCATTTTGTAGACCCGCTGATCCAGGTCGTTTGCCGGTAGCTGATCGACCCACGCCCCCGGCATCGGGGTTTCGAAGGATCGCCAGTAAAGTTCCTCAAGGTCTGCTAGCTGCTTGTTTGTCAGCTCGCAGCCGTCAAGCTGGGCTACTTCCTCGATCTTTAGCCTGACGATTGACCGATCCATTTTGCCCCCCAAGAAACAACGCTAGAGCCTCAAGCACCACCCGAACGAAGCTGACCACGCCGACCAGAAACGCCCCTAGTATAACGCTGCAGATGACCCCAATGCTCCACGGTGCGAAAACCAAAGCCGGATAAAGAATCCACAGAACAGCAAGCCCGATGCTAACGACCAATGCCGAGCCCCATGCACGCTGGATCGATCTTTGCCAATTCAACCGCTTAAACGGAAAATTAGTAGCATTGCTTTTTTCTGCGCTTTGCGTCTGGACTTCGCTTGGCGCTGGCAACGTTGCCACCTTCGGCCACTTCAAAAACTTGATTTCCCTGGCTAAACATGGCCCGAACCCCTCGACCTCGACTACTGTACTCGGCTGGATCTTGCCCCGAGTTACGAGCCCCTGCAATTGCCCCCCGGTGAGTTTCGCTGTCCCGTTTCCCGTCTGAATCGAATAGGTCATTCTAGGCCTCCGTCTCCGTCACTTCGTGTAATCCATGCAACGCATCAACCGATCGACATAATAACGCTATGCAAGCCTCCAATGCGTCAGGCCCGTCGTCATGCTGACCGTATGGGAACTCTTGCATCTGCTTTATCAGGAGCTCATTAGAAGCCGATTTGCGGAATCTTAAAAGACGTTGATTGAGCCACTTTCCTATCCGTTCGATCCGAACCGTCTTGTTCGTGGTCTGATTGACTAGTTCCGGCTTGTCGGCGTTGTACTCGATATCCTGGCACACTTCCCAGTAATCGTCAGCCAAAAGATCCTGCCATGCGTTCGCCTCAAGGCCAACAAACGCCGTTTTTCGCTCCCTGTTGAACAGCACGAAGTCACGAACCATCTTCGGTATAGGCTTGCGCTCAATGTCCGAATCGATCCAGAACAAACCGTTTTTGTACCCGATCCAGATTTGGGCCTGATAGTCACCCTTTCGACTGTTCTTGCCCTTCGAAGGATCCAGGAAGCTAGCCGAGATAAGGCAGTCGGTCGGCTCTGGGAAGTCCACATCGTCGGCGAAAATGTTGCTGAAGTAGGACTCTGGCCAGTTGGCCATGCTCGACCCTTTCGGGTTGCCTTGGTAGATCGAGTGCCACCAATGCCCGGCTTGCCTCTTGCGCCTTTCCATTACCTCTGCCGGCCATCGCTCCGGCCAAAGGGCCTCACCCTCTGCGCGTCCGAGCGGATCCTTCACCTCGGTACCCTCACGCAATGCCTGCAGGGTGATCGACCGAACCCGGATATCTAGCTCGTCTTTCCGCTTCTCGATGCGTCCAATCAAGTCGTCGCTGTTCCACTGTGTACACAAGAGTACGCACTTCCCGCCCGGTTCTAGCCGTGTTCCTGAAGTCGAAACAAACCAGTCCCATTGGTCGTCCCTGATCTTTTGGGAGTAGCTCGATTTCGCATCCTTGAGGTAGTCATCGATAATCAACAGGTCAGCACCGAACCCCACGATCGATCCACCGACACCGGCTGCGAGACATTCGCCCTTTGTCTTTTCAAGCTGCCAGTTCTTAATCGCCGAGTACTTCGGATCCACGCCGGGGATTCCCATCATCGGTGCAAGCTCGTGAACCTTGTCCCGCACCCATCGCGAGTGACTGCTTGCCAATGTTGCCGTATTCGAGCAAATCATTACCCGTTTGTAGGGGTTTCTGAGCATGTACCAAGTAGGTGCCCATCGTGCTAAGTACTGGCTCTTACCATGGCGTACAGGACATTTCACTATCAGGCAGTCTAGATTCGGATCGGATAGCAAGTTCCTGAATTCGAAGTCGATTACCGCTAGGTGCCTAGCTCGTTCCCATTCTCCGTTCGAGAACCGTTCGGCCATCAACAAGGGGCTTCGCATTGCCCTGGCATCCTCTAGGGCTCGCTCTGCTTCCTTCGGGCTTACCCAGGCTGGAACGTTAAGCGTAGTCATCGGGTGCCCCTGGTAGAACCTTGATATCCCTTAGGTCTAGGTCGTCTTGGCTGGCAACGTTTCCACCTTCGATCATCGCAAGGATCTGATTCACCGTGATCGTCGTCCCGGCCTGGACTTGCTGCGGTAGCTCTTTTGGCCGTGTGTTGATCTGATCCATTGCCAACAAAAGCCGGTTTGCCCAAAGCTTTTCTTTTGTCGGTGCCGCTGGATCCATTGCCACCTTTGCGGCCTCGAAAACCATTCTTTCCCGTAGCTCGGGTGTTATCGGCCAGCGTTCGTTTACGGCCCTTAGCTCTAGCCGTAGATCCTTGATTCGCTTTATCTGTTCGCCCCTACCCGCTGCTATAGCTGCTTGCTCGTTCTCTGGGCGCAGTTCCGGCCAAAAGAATGATGCGGGTTTTGTTGGGCTGCCTGTCGCTTTCGGCGCTCGGCTCTGTGACTCCGGCTTTATGCCTGTCGTTTTCTTGCCTCGCGCCGGTGACGTTTTCTTTCCGGCACGCTTTGTCATGCTATTTTTTCAAGTTTGGTGGAAGGATCTGCGGTACTGCATTCTTCCATTTTATCGAGTGATGAATTCTCCGGTGAAACTGCCCCATCATCCTAACCCTCGTGCAGCTTGGAGCATACATCACGCTATAGAAACTCTTGACGTATGTTCCGTATCGCAGGTAAACGTCGGTCATTCCTGACGCTCCAGACTGAGTTTGTTTTTGCCCAACACTCACAAAAGGAACCGTCATGAACTTTGCACCTGTTCTGCCTCGTTGAAGATATGTGTTTACATCCTCATTCATTTGCGAAATGAACCAAAATCTGCGAGTCGTCATGCAGAAAAACGAGTTCATAATCTTGCGTTTAGCAATCCCAGCAACATTTTTATTCGCTACTGCTTTCTTCCCTCCTAGAAAGTCTCCCCCTTGTGCCATCGCTACACAATCCAATCCTGAATTTTCCAAGAAATCGAACATGAGGCGAAAAACAACATCGACATTTTTTATCTCTGGAGTGCTCTCTAGGTAGTTTTGATTGCTGTCTGTTCTCCACTGAAAAGCTGTGTAGTCATCATCGAGAACTAGGAACTTGACAAAACCACAATCAGCCGCGATGTCGAAACACGCATTGCGAACGTGCGTTGTCGTTCGCCTGTCGTTGAAATTATTGCTCTCATCGACCATGTTCGCATAGGCAAGCTTATCGAAGACTACAACCTTGCCGCCGTACTTTTTCTCGTAGTTTGCTCGCGTCTTATCCTCGTTGTCAACTACGATGCGATAATCTCCGCTGTACCCGCACCGCTTCAAGGTCTTCAACGTCAACACATTGTCTGGCCTGCCATGAGAGATTATGAAAACGATGTAGTCATTCATTATCATCCTCTGCGGTTTCGCTTGAGTATTGGACGGAAAGGTTCATGCTCAACTGACAATAACCCTTCGCTATCGCGTTGTCCATGTCGATCAAAACCAATGCCGAATCTTCAATCAGGGCTTGTTCTTCTTTGCTGGAATGAGCGTAGAACTCTGCGATCTTTTCGTAATCGAAGACGACATGCCTCGTTGCTGCCATCGTGAGAAACTGCTTTAGCTCTTCACTCAGACCTTTCGATGCCTCGATCCGACTCACTAGCTCATTGTACTTATCCAGGCTTTGCAGTTCTGTTACTGAGGGCTTTTGTCCAGTCACGCTATAGGTCGGAGGAACTATCTTTCTCGTGTACTGCTCGTCGTCTTCCTGCCATTTCCCACAATCCGCAAGCATTTGCTTCGACAAATCACTCAGGACGCCTTCACTGAACGAACATTCAGCGACCAACTGATCTAGCGCTGAAGCATCGATCTCGGCCAGTTCGCTGGACACATCGAGGACCAACAGGGCTTTCTTTTCGTCCTCGGGGCTTAGCTCTACGTACTCAACATCCACCAACGTATCATCGCCCACGCCCAGCGCCTGCATGACCCGTTCGTGGCCATCAACGATATGACCCGTGACCTTGTTGACAAGCACCGACTTAATGAACCCTAGTTCCTCGATCGAGGCTGCGACGACCTTACGCTGCTTTTCTGGGTGCCTGCGGTGGTTGAACGGGTTGGCCATCAGCTGACCGGCTTGCACCTTCTCATGGCCAACGATTTTTGATCGCCACTTCGAGGGCTCGTTCGAACCGGATGCGTTTTTCTTTTTCGGCATTGGGTCACCTTTGATGGATGGATGGACTGCAAAATCCTAGACTATCCGATGCCGTTTTGCAAATCAGCGCTGGCAACGTTGCCAAGCGACCGACAATCAAATCGATTCAGCTTTGATCGCTTAAGTCTTTAATTCTTGATTTTGGCTCACTCCGCCTTCGAGCCCTCACTGCTGCCACCGTTCTGCGAAGGACAGTGAAAACTTGCGAAAGAGTAAGCGTTTCAAATCTCCGATCCGGTGTTTCATACCACTTTCCGTTTACTCGGACGCGATAAACATCAGCGCGAAACATCGCTATCGAAACAGGTCGCCAGCTTTTCCCGCTTTTCGGGTTTGCCCACTGCGAAACGTGAAAGCATTCGGCCTTGATCCTTGTCGGTTTCTTGCCCTGTTTGCCTGGAATCTCGGCAAACAAAACTAGCTCAGGCTTGCGTTTTTCACTCATTTATCAACGCTTTCCTTGTCGTAGCGGTGTACTGTGGGCCCGGTCGATCGGATCCAACGTATACGGGTCGATCGACCGTTTGAAAATTGAATCGGCGCAGCTTCGTTGCCACTTTGCAGAAAAACGCAACGCTGCTTTTTTCTAGCCTTAGAACTTGAACAAGGCTCGGACTGCCTCAACGATGATCTGTATGATCCCGAAGAATGCAGCGACCACAACGACCATCAAAATCAGTGGCAAGCACGCAACGAAAGCAATCACAAACGCTGCGTATTCAGAGCTAGTCAACTTCATTTTCTACCGTTCCTTGCTGGCAACGTTGCCACCTTTAACACATAAAAACAATGCTACTTTTTTCTGACGCTTTGCAAATCCTTTGCGATCTTGTCCGGCATTTGGTTCGGCTTGAGCATCGCCTTGACCTGATCGAATGCAATCTCGATCGCCTGTTCCCTTGGGACTCCATCGACGATGCAAATCGACTTGCGCTCTAGGTATAGCTCAAGCTCCCGGCTGCTTGCTATCGGTTCCTTTTCGTCGTCCATTTTGCCCTCTAAGTGTATGAAAAAACCCGGCAGCCTTGGTCAGCCACCGGGTACGGGTTCAACAAGAAAGGAGGCACCGTATGGAAACTGTGCAATAACTTGCCACCCGCTGCTAAGGATTTCCGGATCATGCTACCGTGGCTCTCTTAGCACTGCCTAGCGATTCCTCGTCGCGATGCCCTTCCAGCTTACTAGGCATCGCTCGGAGTAGGCCGCCAAACCTTTATTCCTTTGGACTCTCGACATCCCAAGAGTACTCGGGATATCCATCACCGTTGAAGAATTCGACTACGGCCTGATGCTTTTGCTCATCGCTAGCAGATAAAAACGCTGCCTTATTTTCGAATCCAAGATCCACAGGCATAACTATCTGAACGTTTGCACTATCGCAATTCGCACCGCTGTCCAACCTGATTCGAATTTCTTCGCCTTTCGGTTTTATTCCCATATCTTGAAACATACTTTTCTCAAATTTCTTTTGAAGAATCAAAAAACCTATTATTCCTCTGGCAACGTTGCCAGCCGATCGCGCTCATCGAGACGCTTTTCAAAGGCCTCGAACCTTCGATTTTGCTCGTCAATCTGCGTTTGGAGTTCGTCGAAACCCTTCTGCAACGCAGCCAGCTTTTTCGTGAACTCTGCCTCGGTTTGTTTTCGTTTTTCCTCACAGGTCATAGATCAGTCCCTTTAGTTGTTCAAGTGCATTTCGTACCCTTCGGGCAGCCGTGTTTCGGCGTACCCCCAACGCCTCTGCGATTTCCTCAAAGGTCATGCCCTCGTAGAACCGCATCTTAAGAACCTCTGCGTACTGCGGCTCGATCTTCTCGAACGCCGATTGCAGGGCCTCAAGTTCCTCGCATTGTATCAATGCCGCCAAAGGATCGCTGTCATCGAATTTCTTGGCAGATTCCTCGAAAAACACATGATCCCGCCTCGATGCTCGCCAAGCAGAACGCCTAGCCGATTGAGCAGTCCAAACCGCCTTCGTTCGAGGGGCTTCCTGGTAGCCTTGCATGATTGCAATAGCTGCGTCCTGCAAAACGTCCTCTACGTCCATCTTCGATTGAACCGAGCGGATTCTCGAGCAAATAGCACCTTCGATTCCTGCCAATACATCAAGCATTTTCTGCACCTTTCTAGGATTTTCACTACAAACAATCGAGCCAAACGGCTCGTCACGTTGGGTCATTATAACCAAGGGCAGAACCCAGCGGAATACTGGGCGCGCCCCAGGGGATTATTTCGGCAAAATTTCCAGCCTGACCCCAGGTTTTTTCGCCCGGTAGACTACTTCCACCGCCCCGATCCAGGATATCTCCCAATGGTCGCCGTCGATCACCCCCGAATCGACCACCCCATCGATCAGTGGCTTGCATTGCTGGATCATGTTTGCCCGATCTCGTTGGCGCATATCCTCGACGAAAAACGTGTAGTGAATCACATGAGGCCCAGGTATCGGCTTTCCGCCCCGCGCCAGCAAGTCCAGGCAAATCATCTTGGCAATCAACCGAAGATCCGATGTCGGCTTCGACTTGTTCCTCCAAGATCCTCGATTCTGCGCAGATACGCCCCTGGGCCACGGTAGATCAATTACCACGATTTCCCTCTTTCTAGCTCGTACCACGGCTGCACCGGCTCGGCCTCTAGGATCCTCACCGAGTGCCTGTTGATAAATTCCAAGTCGAACCACTCAGGGTCACGCTCTGCCTTTAGGGTCACAAGATGCCCTGGATCGAGCTTCGGTCGTGGAAACGTTGCCACCCGTTCGCCATGACTCCACTTGTGGCAAATCGTGCAAAGCATGACTACCAACCTTCGATCCTCCCTGCGAGGTTTATTCGCAATATGGGCACGCTCTATCAGCCAAGGCCCGTAATACCCTTGAGGCTTCGACCTAGCGCCACAGGCCCAGCAGCGATCGAATAGCGACCGCATAGCATCGTATTCAATCTTCGCGCTGTAGTCGTCTCGCTCCCAAGGCTTCGATAAGCTCGTCGAGCAACCCTGCTTCCTTGGTTCCCTGCCAGGGACGATACGCCTCGTGAATCGATCCTGCTTCCCCGTCATGCTCAACAATCTCCAATGCGTCAATGACCAAATCGATGTTCCCGGTGTCCTCAATCCTTCTTAGGATTCGATCGACGGATTGCTCCTGCAAGCTCGATTCTCGCTTGTCTTGCGGATTCCTGTCCCACGGTTCGCCCCCGGAAAAAATGCGTTGCCAGCACCCTGCCATCGTATACCCCTTTTGCCCTCATCGGGCAGTTGATTCTTGCAAGTTCTTCTTCGAGCATCAAAGCGCGATCACCTTCGACCTTCAATCGCTCAATAAAAACAACATCGCTTTTTTCTCCGTAGACCTTTATATACCCGTCCGGGAATAGCTCGATCACGATTCTACTCG